TAAACTCAGCAACAACGTTGCCGGGTGTGCCGGTTGGGACGATTATCCACTTCGCTAACTCAAACAACAATGGTTCATTCATCGTTGGAGAGAGCTTTGGCTCCTTCGTGCAATTCCTTGGACAACGTGCCGACGGCCCTGCGTCCGCTCCCACTGCCGTCCAGAATGGCGAGATTATGTGCCAGTTTGGGGCGAGAGGGTATGGGGCTACTGGATATGTAGCGAACGAAGTCGGGCATATGAAGTTCATTGCTAATCAGAACTTCACCGATAGCGCTATGGGGACCATTTGTACCATCCTTGTAGCTCCGCAAGGTGCGACCATTCCGGCTCTTGTTACTACTGTAACAGCTACCAGTTCAAACGGTGGCAACCTTCTTATCAACAACAATTCAATTGGCAGCACGTCTGGGGATGGGCTAATCCTCCAAAACACCACTGCTGCTGCCGCTAGCGCTCAGCAATTCTCACCTCGCTTGCACTTTACCGGGCAGGGGTGGAAGACGAACACCACAGCCGCAAGTCAAACGGTGGACTGGATCGAGGAGCTTCAACCTATTCAAGGTGCTGCAGCACCAACGGCAAACCTTGTGTTTAGCTCTCAGATCAACGGCGGTGGCTTTACGCCCAAGGTTACCATGACCAGCGCAGGGTTTGTTGGGATTGGGGATACCAACCCGCAAATATTGCTATCTGTGAGCAGCAATATCACCGCTGGGTTAAATCCCTTCTCCGCAGCCGCGCCTCAAATGCAAATTGCGGCGGCTGATGGAACGGCAGCAAACTTTGTTCTGACTTCTTATGGAGTAGGCACTAACGGGTATATTGGCTCCTCAGCGGGAGGAACAGCGGCTTCTCCGTCCACCACAGCAGCAGCTACCCGTCTAAATGCTATGGGTGGTGCGGGCTTTTCCAATGGTGCATTTACTGGTAGCAAAGCGCTAATTACACAGCAGTCGCTCAATGCCTGGAGCAACACCGACACCAGCACTATTATGACGCTGGAAACTACCCCGAGTGGATCAACCACTCGTGCAGTAGCCATGCAAGTCCAAGCTAGCGGCGGCATCTCTGTTGGCACCACTACGGACGGTGGTATAGGGTCGATTGTCGCAAACAAATCCATCACCCTACAGAATGCCACGGCTGTCCCTGCTGGTGGAACGGCAGGTGCAGGCTTGCTTATGTCAAGCACCGCAAACCTGGGTATCTTCTTCGGGTCCGGCGCTCCTACACTCTCAGCCGCACAAGGGTCTCTCTACATCCGGACGGATGGGTCTAGCACCAGCACGCGATTGTATGTCAATACTAACGGGTCCACTACCTGGACCAACGTAACCACGGCGGCATAATGGCAAACGTCTTTCAGGATATCTTCGGCGGTTCGACCACCAATCAGCAGTCCACCTCGACGCCGAGCAATCTCAATCCCTTCACTAGCTCGTTAGGGGGAGCTACCAACACACTTGGGTCTACTCTAGCTGGTGGCTTGCCACAGTATAACGGCGCACTGACTGCCCCGATTACCGACAATCAGACCAGCCTGCTCAACAACTTGATGACCCAGAACTCGCAGGGAGGTAGCGCTCCTGGCACCAATCAGTATCTCCAGAACGTGCTGAGTGGCAATTTCATGCCGGGGTCTTCCAGCGGCAACCCATTCCTTTCCGCGTCCATCACCGCTGCCCAACAGCCGACAATCAACAACCTTTCCCAAACCCTTTCCCGCTCGCTCCCTGGGTACTTCACTGCCAACGGGCAGATGCTTTCCCCCAACAATAATGGGCAGGGTGGGAGTAGCGCGTTCGATACGGCTGCCGCTCTCGCGACCCAAAGCGCCGCAACCACCATGGGCAACATCGCCTCCACTATCAGCAGCAACGCCTACAATACCGGTGTACAGCAAATGACCGCCGCTGCGGGTTTGTCGCAGCAAGAGATACAGTCCACCATCTCTAACCTGAATGCGCAAGCGCTCCCGCAGATGATCCAGAACCTAGGTATCAGCAATGGGCTGCAGCTTTATCAGGAGAACCTTTCCGGCGTGCTGAACCTGCTCTCGACGCTTGGTGGTATCAGCAAGCCCATCATTGGCAACACCACGCAGAGCACTGGGACTACAGATCAGACCAACGGCATCTTGCCTGATCTTACTGCCTTGTTCAATCCAAAGGGTGGGGGTAGTGGACAAGCAGGCGCTGGCGGAACTGGAGCAACGTAATGGCCAATCCTTTCGATTTCCTATCCGGTTTGATTGGTGGAGGACAAGGCGGGAGTACCCAAAGTGCTCCGGCTGCCGCTCAATCCTCCCCGTTCGACAACTTCTTCGACCCGAGCAACACCTCCACTCCTTTTGCCAATATGATGGGAACGCTTGGGAAAGCGATGGGTGTACCGACCCAACAAGAGAGGCAAGCGAGTGCCGACGCGAGTATCATGCAGAAGCTCTCCGGCCTCATGCAGCAGACCGGTTCTCCGCAGTCTGCTATCCTCAAGTTCATGCAGGACCCGGATGGGGTAAGCCTCATGTCCCGTCCTGGCGCGGTAGATACGCTCAAGCGATGGACGGACAGTATCACACCTCCGCCGATCACCGCCATCAACACCCCGGCAGGTACCCAGAGCACACTCCAGCAGAACGGAAAGCAGATCGGGACTGTCAGTCAACCTCCCACTGAGGCCCAGAATATGCGGGCTGGTGTTCCCGCTGTTACACCTCTGCCTCCAGGTGGTGGATCGGCAGTTTCTCAGAATGGGCAAGTCAGCAATGGCCCAGGCCAGCCTACAAGCGAGGTGCAGAACTTTTCCGCTCTCTCCAGGATCGCCGCAACGGACCCGCAGAGTATCCTGGGAGTGCTGGCAAAGAATGCTCTGAGCCCGAATGAGATACAACAGAAGGCTCTCGCAGTCCAACAGCTTGTGAAGACCGGAGTTATCAATCAAGACCAAGGGGATAAGATCAACGCCGGGGTGTTGAAGCCTATCCAGCAGCTTAACGAAGCGGGTGAGCCTACAGGGCAGTGGGCGATGATTGACCTTGCCAATGGGACTGCTACTCCGTTACTTGGTCCTGGCGGCCAGCCACTCTCTCCGCCTGCAGGTACGGGTGGAAATGTGGTGCTGCCGAGCAATGCTCCGGGTGCTCCTCCGTATGTTCTGCCGCAAGGCGCGATCAATCCAGATGGGAGCATCAACAGCAATAAGCTCACAGGCCTCAAGTACATGGGGTTTGGCTCGGGAGTGCTTCCGGCAGGCATTGCTCTTGCAGGTCACATCGTTCGCCAAATTGATACTGGTAACCAGGAGGAGATGAGCCAGCTTGCTTCCATCCGGCATCAACAGATTGATGCACTGGAGAGCAGCATCTCCGCTCTGGGAAGCGCTGAGGGTGGTAGGCTCAAGACCAACACGCAACTCCTCCTTGACCTTGTACCAAGCAAGTTCACTTCGCCGGTCGATGCCTACAATGACCTTGCTATTCTGCACGGACACGTTGACCAACTAATCGCAAACGAGACCGCAAATCTTAACAGAGCGAAGTCTGGGCTCGGCACGCATAAGGAGATTGAGACCAGCCGCAAGACCCTCGATCTACTCCAGAACGTTCTCTCCACTCTCCCAACCATGGCTGAGATTAGCCAGATGCAGGCTGATATTAAGCAAGGCACTGCTAGCCAGATGGTTACGCCTGGGAAGGCAGGTGCTGCTGCGCTTGATATGATTGGCAAGGGTGCTGGCGCTGCCGTGTCGGGTGTTGGTGAAGCGTTGGGTGGGGAACCTACCCAACAGAATGCGGCTCCGGACCCCGCCACCTTCAAGACCATGCAGCCGAGAGAGCTTGCTGCTGCCGGGAAGGCTCTCCCTCCGGGCCCGAGTGATGCGCGGGACGCGTATGAAGCACGGCTGCGGGAGTTGGGAGCGGGGAAGAAGAAGCCAACTACTGGCAAGGGCAACCCGCCTGCTCCTGCTGACAACGGCAACACCACTCCTTCTGGGGCTCCGCTCAATTATGATCTGCAGAAGTCCAGCAAAGCCGCTACTCCTCCGCTAGAGGATTGGCTACAGAACCCGGCAGGGGAGCGGAACCTATTGTATAAGGGACCGAACGACACCATTAAGGGTGCGAAGTGGGGCTCGGATAACCAATGGCATGTGGAGAAGGACGGAAAATGGTACACGATCGTCCCCACAGGTGGGAAGGGTAGAACCCCTGGAAATGAAGGACCCCTCTAATGGACCCTCTCCAGCAAGCACTAGGCGGCGTTCCTAACCCCTTCCAGAAAGCGCAACAGCCGCTTCTGCAGACGGCTCCGGCTATGCAGCCGGCTCCTGCTTCCAACCCCTTTCAAGGTGGAGGGCAGCCTCAGCCGGCTCAAGCCCAATCCACCCCGCAACCTGGGCCAAGCAGCGTACCCTCCGCTAGCCCTAACCCGCCTGCGCCAATGCCCGCTGGTACACCGGGAGAAGGATCAGGCGGGGCTATTCCCCCGCAACCTGGGGCTCCTCAGGGAGCCACAGCAAGCCTTCCCGCAGGAGCGAACCCTGAGGGAGATGTGGACCTGGACCAGCTTCTCGCCCAATCGCAGGAGCAGGGACAGGTACAACCTGAGGGCGAGCCTGACCTGGATGCACTCCTACAGCAGTCCCAGGCCGATGCACAGAAGCAACCCCCAGACCAGTTCGGCCACATCCACAACTACTTTGCGGGCTTTAACGCCGGCCTCATCCATGCTCTCAATGCTCCATCCGAGTTCGTGCAGAAGGGGATTGATCTGCTGACCGGGGAGAAGAACCCAGTCGATGGCGTGCAGATGCTTAAGGATTTGGGGTTCAATGAGAAGACTTTCGACACCGGGAGTATGTCTGCGAAGATCGGTGTAAACACCGCCGACGCTATGTTCTCCTTTGCCGCTATGGAAGCGGCTGCTCCCTCTCTCGCGGCCCAGACCGGCACCTCATCCCTAGCCTTGTTGGGCAAAGGTCTTGGGCAAGCTCTCCAGGACCATCCCTGGATGCAGCTTGTTTCGGATGTAATCGGAGGTGTGCCTGGGTCAACTGTAGGGGAGGAGAAGGCTGGGCCTACCGGTGCATTAATAGGTGGCGTTGTGGGCAACCTTGTCACAGCGCCAGCCCAACTAGCCCTACGCCTAGGGGTGAAGGGGGTGAAGAATATTGCTGGGTCGGTTGCGAACTGGGTTGATAAGATCGCGGCGAAGGTCGGGAGTAACAATGAGCCGATCGCGGCTCTGGGCCAGAAGGCTGTGGAGCCGATCGTTCCGGATGAGATACTGGACACTTACCGCTCTACGGAGGCAAGGGCTAGGGCTGCGGGTGAGAGCACCGTGCAAGCGGCTACTGCCTACCGGCAAGCTATCCCAGGCACTCCCCAGCACGCGGAAGCGGCTCAAGCGCTGTCTGAGGCGAAGCTTGCCGAAGCCACGGCTGCGAAGCAGGCGGACGACGCCTTCAATGCTATCCCGGCCCAGGTGAGGGGAAAGTACAGCCAAGAGGCTGAGGCTATCCGCGCTCAGTTCGCTGACACAGTATATCCCAAGGTGTTTGCCGAGGAGCAAGTACAAGGGGACCGGCAGCTAGTAACGGATAAGATCAAAGCATCCCTACAGCAAGTACAGCCGGAGGATAGGGGAGTACCCAGCGCGGCTTATGCGGAGCGGGTTAGCCAAGGGCTGCAGGATGCGGAAAAGCTCGCCAGTGGGATCGAGGGGAAATATTGGGAGAGGGTGGATATCCTAAAGGAGCAGATGCCGTCGCGGCGGAATGTGAATGAGGGGCTGAATGACTATAGTGATGAGATGCAGGCGAAGTTTGCTCCTGAGGATGTTCCGCAAGATCGCGTGCGTGGTATGTATCAACTGTTTGCTGCAAAGGATGCGAATGGTGACCCGAACCCACTCCCGACCGTACAGCGTGTGAGGGGTGAGATTGCTGCCATGAGGCAGGAGCGGACAGCACAGATCAACAGCGAGGCTCCTAACTATCGCATGATAGCCAACCTCACGAAGCTGGAGGTGATGGCGAATAAGTGGATTGGGGATGCGTTCCCGGATAATGTCCCCCTCTCCCAAGCACGTGCCTTCTCTGCTACTTACCATGATATGTTCTCTCGCTCGGCCATCTTCCCGTTCCTCAAGCAAGGGGCGAGAGGTCAGGATGTGATCCGACCGGAAGACACCCTCACCAAGCTGCTCGCGTCTCCTCATGCGATCGAGGATATCTACAGCATGGTTGACCGGTTGCTTGCTCACCCCAACTTCTCCATCACCTTGCGGGACTTGGGTGAGAGAGCTATGCCTGTCCCTCCTGCTACCCTCACCGAGAAGCTGCAGGGGATGAGGCCGGCTGGCATGAGTGACGCTCTGGCTAGACAGTGGGGAGGACAGGAGCCGCAACTCCCCAACCAACCAATGCCGGGTGTTCGGAATGCTGCTCGCACCGGCCCTATGCAGCCGATGAATAGGGACAGCCTCTATGGGGGTCAGGCGCAGAACCCGAAGATGCTTACCCCAGAGGAGGCAGGTACCCTCACCGAACTCAAATCCAACATCGAGAACGGGGTGAAGCAAACATTCCAGGAAGCCGTGCAAGCCTCCCTTGCCTCTACAGACAGCAAGGGCAACCCCATGGACCCGGCCGTTACTGCAGCTAAAATGCAACAACTACTCAAGACCTGGGAGCCGCGCATCAAAGCGTTTGGCGACACGGCAGGAGAGCTTGTCTCGGCCATGGATCAAGCCATGACGGGAGTGCAACAGCGAAGGGCGATAGAAGGAAGCGCACTCTCCAAGTATTTCGAGAGCAATGACGCCACTACGGCGATCAATCGTATTTGGTCTTCTTCTAACCCGGCTGCCGTGGCGAAGGCGGTTATGAATGGAGAAGCGGGGATTGGTGGGTTCCGTACTGACCCGATCGCACTTGAGGGTTTCCGCGCGGCTATCACGGATAAGCTCTTTGACCAAGCTCAGCGCGACCCATTCCGCGTTGCCCAACTCCTTAATGATGGCCGCATCTCGCGCCTGCTCGATACCACCCTTGGGGCAGACCGGAGTGAGCGGCTCCGCCGACTGGTAGCAGTCTCCGTGCAGGTAGAGAAGCAAGCTCAGCACTCCACATGGGGTGAGGTGAAGATGTGGGCAGGTCGGATCGCGGCTGTTCGCCTCTCTGCGCTCATGCCCAAGTTTGGTGAGGGAGGGGAAATCCAACAGGCTAGCATGTTCTCGGAAGCCGCGAAGAAGATCATCAGCAACTATGGGAAGAAGGTAGACCCGGTGCAGTTACTCTCTGAGGCTGTCCGCAACCCGTCCCTGGAGCGGCAGATGTTTAGTAAGGTGCCGGAGACCACAAAGGAAGCTGCTGCAAATATGCTGCTAGCGAGGAGAGTACTGAGAGCGGATGTGGGGATTAGAGGCGCGTATGAAGCATACCAGAAGGAAGGCAAAGGCCCTGGCCCTATCGACCATCGCCAGCCGCTATCCCTGATGGACTTCAACCCGATCGGTAGCGCGAATGCTATGGACCTAACAAACCTTCCTCCCTCATCCCGGATAGAAGACCGGCGTGGATACCAGGGCCCAATCGAGGGCAGCCTGGGGGAAATGCTCAAGAGTGGCAACCCCTCTCAAGGCATCCAACGGAACCAAACCATCGTGAATGTAAACCGCTCTGCGCGGCAAGCGAATGATAGAGTGGAGAACGGCGGGGACATTCCCGACTTCCACGGCAACGGTATTCCGGAGTGGAGCAAATCCAACCCATTCATGGGACGGTAACATGACTATATACGATGATATCAACTCCCTTCTCCAGTGGAAGCTTTACGGGGACCTGACTTCTGCCATGCTTATACTCGCCTCTATGGCCTCTTGGCTTCCGCCTGTCGCCTCACTACTTTCAATCCTCTGGGTCGCTATCCGGATTTACGAGACGGACACCATCCAGAACCTCCTCTATAGGAACCGAAAGGATAAGGAATGATCCTCTACATCGCGGACATGAACCACGCCAACCCGGTGAACTTCGGCCGAATGGCGAAGGCAGGGGTGGTCGGGGTTATCCATAAAGCCACCCAGGGGGTGGGGTTTACTGACGAAGCCTATCAGGTAAGGCGAGCCATGGCGGTTGGTGCTGGGCTCCTATGGGGAGCCTATGACTTCAACATGAGTGACAACATCCCCGAGGATGTGAAGAAATTCGTGTCGGTCGCACAGCCTGATGCTCACACCATTATGGCGCTCGACTACGAACGCAATCCCAAGAGTGAGATGACCTTCTCCCAAGCGCTCGATTTCATGGAGGAGTTGGACCAGCAACTCGGAAGGGTGGGTTGGCTGTATGGAGGGGATAAGATCAAGCGTGATATCATCCAGGCCACCCAAGCTCAGCGGGACTTTCTCGCCCAACATCCGTTTTGGGGTTGTGAGTATGGTCCACGCTGGAAGAACTGGGATGATAATGGGCAGCCTCTCCCGTGGCCGGCTCCTACCTTCTGGCAATATACCGGTGACGGGGTAGGCCCTGGCCCACATACCTTTGACGGGCTTGAACAGGGAGCAGACCTGTCTAGCTTTAACGGCACGCTCGATCAACTCAAACAAGGATGGATGTAATGGATCAGGATACCCTTTCGACCTTCGGCGGTATGGCCCTACGCCATGGCGCTACGGTTGCGGCCGGCATACTGGTAACCGATGGTTATCTGTCTGGTAACCAGTCCGAGATGTTCGTCTCGGCTGTAATGCTTTTCGGCGGTGTTGCGCTCTCTTGGTGGAACAAGGTGGGAGCGAAGAAGGTTGCGGCTGAGTTGGCTGCGTTGAAGCAGTCTCAGGCCACTCCTGCTGCGACTCCTGCTACTGCGGTGAAGTCATGAAGCGCATCCTAGGCGCTATCCTGGGGCTCGCCCTGCTTATGGGTCCTGCTCTTGCAGCGGGTAAGGCTGCCCCTACCGGTAACCCATTTGTGGATATCCCCAATGCCATCAAGGACGTTACTCCGAAGTCTCCGGAGACTGTGGTTAATAGCGATCCGTTCGAGAAGCTGACCGATAAAGCTCTCACAGATATCCTGGCAGATGTGACCTACGCCGATGCAAGGGCGAAGGCATTTGGGAATGTCGTGACAGAGCCGTGCTGGGCAGCCTGGATTGTGGTGCTCACTGCCCAGACCACCCCACTCAAGGACGCGAATGGGAACACCCTCACCAAACCTAATCCGGATGCAATTACGGCTGCGGAGTTTATGTCGGAAATTCTCCGCATCCTCCAGCCGGATAGTACCCTCAGCCTCGCCTGTGCTCCTGCTCTGCAAGCGGCGCAGAAGGATATTGCTACCCTGGTAGGGTCGGTACTGTCGGGTGGTGCCTTGGGGCTGTTTAAGCTTCCGGTTGCTATCCCGTAAGGGACTAGGAAACGCTTCCTAGTCTTCCTATATAAAATGGCCCCTCGAAAAGGGGCCGTTCCTCCTCCGAAGGCCCCAGGGTGATGAGCCCTGGGGTTCTTTCGCATACGGGTTAGCTCAGGAGAGCTTTGACCTTGCTCGCAACGTTTTGGGCTTGGATGCTCTCTGTAGTTGCGTCAAGACGCTTGGCGGTATAGTGGTCAATCCACTCCTGGTGCTCCGCTGCTTCCTGCTCTTTGTCCGTAGAATGGCCCTCAAGCTCCGTCACGATCCACGCGAGAGGGGCCGTGATAGAGGCCACAGAGCGGCCCCAGATAAGATTGTAGAGGTAGGTGAGGAGGGTCATTACTGATTGTCCTGTTTCGCTGCGGCCACTTCCAGCACCTTCTTCGTGACCACAAAGTTATTCACGACAACCGGCTTCCCATCAGCACCATTGCTCATGGAGAAGCTAACAACAAGGCCGCGAGCAAGAAGCTCGTTCGCCTTCTCAACATACTGGTCGAAGATATCCTGTATCTCAGCGGCCAGCACCTTGTCAGACTTCATATACTCAACCATTCCTATTCTCCTTTCGGGTCCATTTGCTCTCTCACCTCAGGATGAGGAGGGGTAACCAGCTTAGAGCGAGAGCCTACTCCTTGCCGCAACATCAACTCCAACCGGGCGAGGGCATTCCAAGCCACCTGGGTAGCATGGAGGATACACGCCGGGAAGTTGGGGTCGTTCTCTATCTCCTTGTCATATGGGCCTTCGATCGCTTCCTTAGTGATATGACGACCGAGAGCATCCGAGTAGCGGTTAGGCCCGTCTGGGACTTTCTCCCATCCCTTCCAAGCATACTTGTTGGCACCATAAGCCGAAAGCTCTGCAACCTTGGTAAGTGCTCGGGGGAAGTAAGCGATGACGCCACGGAAGAGAGGAGCCTTACCGCTATCCAGTTTAGCTCCGAGTTCGTGTTGGGTCTTGCCAAGGGGGTCTTTCTCCTGGGTCGGACGGATAACCTGTCCGTTGGGATTTATAAAGGGTCCGCCCATCATCACACCCCTTCGCTAAGGAGGCTCTTAACAACAAGGATTGCATCACCGAGGTTATCCAGAACGGTGTCGGACATTTCGCGGGTAAAGGGTCCGTCATTGGGGTTTCCCTCCTGCTCCATCACGGTGATGATAGTCTTCCCCTTAGCATAGGCATACCCAATCTCGCCAATGGTACCCTTACTCACAACCTTCGCGCCGAGGAAGTTGACGAATACAATGGTGCTCTCGTCAATGTCCAGCAAGTCCTTCGCCACAATCATCTTAGGTTGGGAAAAGAAGTGGTTGTTGGTTTGCTGGAACTTCCGGAGAGCCTCCTCACTCATTGCCGTCTTCATTTCGGCAAGATGACCCTCATGCCTCATAGGAGAGAGGATCGTAGTGCGACCATTCTCAATCGCATCTGCTACGGCCTGCCGCCATCCATACCTAGCATCCTCATAGGTGAGGCCGGTGATGGGGCCAGAAAGGTAAACCTTAGACATACACGTCTCCATTCTCCTCGATCTTCCTATCCTCATACGGAGCAGCTACCCTGCGGTAGAACTCCAGCTTCGCTCCTTCCAAGGCACCTACCACGTCATTGATAGCTTGGTAGTTGCCACCGTTATCTTGGAAGTACTGGTAGACCAACTCCGAGAGGAGGTAGTTAAGCTCCCCTGGGTTCTCCGCCATCTTCCTTCCATTGATGATCTCATCTCGCGCTTCCTGTTTGATATACGGCATTCACTCCTCCTTCACGTTCCTGGCCAGAACATTCCGGCCAGTCCTACATACCCAACCCCAAACCCCAGGAAGGCTAAGGACATAGAGGGGTTTGAGTTCCAGTTGTTAACCGCCATCGCACAACATGACGCGGCCATGACAAGGGAGAAGCAGAAGTCAAACACTGATAAGCTCCCCTCTGTACTCCACTTGCCCTTCCTTCACCACATGCACCACCTCAGGCCACATCAACTTCCCCTGCTTCCAGGTCAGGACAATGAACCCAGGCTGCCAGTCAAGGGGATTGTTTTCAGTATATCCCCGGAACTGGGGTCCGTCGCGGTCAGCCAACATTCCGCCTTCAACTCCCCATCTGGTCCCGGAGTAATCTGAAACCGGTCTAACGACCAAACGATGGAGGTGTCCAGTAACAGTCGTCCGGCCGGATTTGAGGGCGTTGGTGTAGGCGGCGTTAACACCTCCGCTAAATCTGTGCTTGATTGTTGCCCCATTCTTTCCTCCTATTTCTACAGCCCAGGCCGGTTCCCAGGCAGTGAAGTGATCTCTAAGGTGGGTGCCGGCAACCCCCTTAAACTCAGGCACTACCGAGGCGAGCCGCGTCTCAAACCGAGCATCATGGTTGCCAAGGTTCCAGATAAACCGCGACCCGGTAGAGGCAAGCTCTACCTCGCGCAGCCTCTCATAGGTGACTTCCAACTCCTGCTTCACGGTAGGAAAGTATTCCCATCCGATCGGAGGGTGACGGGAGATGCTTGCCGCGTCAATCGCATCACCATTCAGGATCACCACTTGGGGCTTGAGGGTCTTTGTAAACTTGACAAATGCCCTATGGCCGGTGCTAGGCTTGCCGGGCCAGTAATGGGCGTCACTCCCGATCAAGGCCGTGAAGGTGCTGGTCGGGTATATCTTGATGGTTCCGCTGCTCAAAGGGGATGCTCCTGTAGGTATGCCGCGATAGGTCCCTCATCTATCCCGGTCGGGTTATCGGGGGACTTGTGGCCCCAGTTCTTACCGGTCGCGCTCTCCACTCCAATGGTCATGATACGCGTCGTGCCTTGGAAGTCGGTGACGGGAACCGGGATTGCCATACGCTTAAGTAGGTCTCGTTCTAGGTCATATCTACCCTGAGGGACCTGGTGTAGAAGCGCGTCGTGTACTTGCGCGAGCAGTTGTACCTGCTGCTCCTCTAAGTCTAGCCACACATAGTAGAGGGCGATATCGTTAATGTCCGCAAGTAGAGATTGGGCTTTGAAGGAGAGTGCTTGCCTCCATGTGTGTTTGTCCCAAGAGCGGCCGAAGGGTACCCACACTCGGCCGAGGGGGTTGATGATGGGCCGGTGCTCCGTGACATTCTTCCGCTCCCAGTCCTGCCATGCCGGGATGTAGTCGAACTCGGACATGTACCGATTGTAGGCCGTCTTCGCCTCTCTCAGCGGTATTTTGGCGATCATGGAAATGCCGAAAGGCGAGAGGCCGTAGTTGCTGCCGTGCTGAATGCGCTTGCACTGGAAGCGGTAGTCGTGGCCCTCAGCAAGGTCCCAGGGTGGGTTCTGCTTCGCTATCTTCTTGTCCTTCTTTAGGTCGCCGGTCCAGGGTAGCTCGGGCCAGACGTAGCGGGTGACGTAGGTGTGAACGTCACCTCCCTTGTGCGCCTCAATATACTTGGGATCGCCTGACAGGTGCGCAACAATGTTGCTTTCTCCTTGCATGTAGTCCGCGTAACCCATCTCCATCCCTGGGTCAGCGATAAAAACCTTTCGATGCTTAGGCGCGACGTTCTGGAGGTTCCCTCCAAGTCCATAAGGGTTCTTGCTGCTGCTAAAGCGGCCGGTCCAAGCAGCACCAACGTTGAATGAGGAGGGATACCTGCCATCAGGTGTAAGTCGCGCAGAGAGCGCACCAAGTTGCTTCTGCTTGTCGCGAATTGCCAGGATACTTTCGCACAAGCCAGCCAACTCAGGATGCTTGTGAGCAATCCGCGAAAGGGTATCGTCATCAGTGCTTTGCTTCCCTTGCTTATTCATGTACGGCGGAATGCCGTGCAGGGTGTAGATCAGGCGGAAGGTTTGGGAACTGCTAGTTGCCTCGAAGGCTTTGTACGAAACCCGAGATACTCCGCAAGCACTGCAATGCTTGTCGGGGCTATCAGGTACGCCTCTTGGCCACTTGTGTCGCTTACCAAAGTTAGCAGGGCATACCCCGGTTTCAAGCTCACTTCCATCCCAGACGGATTTGACTTTATCGTGAACTGCAATGGCTCGTTCATCTCTCTGCATCTCCTTCTTGAGTTCCTTCACCATCTCCGCACGTAGCGGTTGGTTGATCCTCACCCCTCTCATCATCATACTCATCGCCGGACCCTGCAGTTGCTTCTCAAAAGCATAAGTCCGGGCCTGGAGCGGGCTGAGTTTAGGCAGCAACTCCTTCGCTACCTCTAGGGTGCCGGTAGCGTCTAAGGCGTTGTAGGCCCAGTCACGCTCCTGACCTGGGGCCATAGCTTGGGCGTCAGCGAGGGTTACGACTGGCATATGCATCTAGCTCTCTTTTCCAGGTTGCCGCTTTTCGAGAAGATGGCAGGTACGGCAGAAGCTCCTTGGCCTTTTCAAACACATCATGATCGGCTCCTACAGTTTGTAGGTAACAAGCTTCTCCTGTGAAGATCACTGCCGGTTTTGGAAAGCCCCAGTCCAGGATATGAGAGCATATCCAGGCACGCTCTTTATCATCCGCACACCGGATTTTAAGGGAGAATGTATTCCGCCTGGGATTGTAATGTGGGGCAGCTAGTCGAGCTAATAAGCTGTACTCCTTAGTCATCCTTCTTCTCCTTATGCTTACCCATATACTTCCAAGCTCCTTGCGTCCCATAACCCTGCATAAACTCCAAACTCTTCGGTAGCTCCGCAAAGAGCGCGTGATGGATCAGGCGGGTATCCTCCTTCACATTCCTCACCGCCAGCCGGTACTTCTCTAGGAGCCAGAAGAAATCGTAGCCTCCGAAGTTCTGTCCCAACTTTGGTACGTCACTCGCGAGTATGTACCGGGAGTAGGACCAAGCTCTAACCTCGTCTTCTGCAGTCGGCCAGTAGGAACGGCTAAGATTACGTCGGTCCACGAAGGGGATGCAGATGCCGTATTCAGGGCTTGGAGAGAAACCGATGCAAGTAATCTGTCCCCAGGCCGTTTCGATATCAACGGATAGTAGGTCTGTATCAAGTAGGCGAGGAACAGCATCTCGAACTTGATCGAGAGTTGGGGCGAGGATGAGTTCGCGGGTGGGGAGGAAGATGCCGTCACGTTTGCTCTCCTGTAGGGCTTTCTGTAGGTCCCCGACCACTACGGGGTAGAACTTGAACTGCTTCATCACAAAGGTGGGATGCCAAGTTGGCAACAACTTCGCTCCAGGTAGGAGAGCAGTCGCAGCCGTCACGGTACCCCGCACACTCCCGATGTTCGAGCTTCCCGTCAGGGACCATAGGGCAGTTCCACCTAATGGAACAACTACCTTCGGCTGGCATTGCTCTAGCTCCCCTTTAAGCCGATCGAGATGATGGCGATAAGCAGGTTGAAGAAAGCCGCTAGCCCCAATAGGAGCAAGGTCGCTAAACCCACCAGCACGAGCATCTCTAAGATTACTGCACCAATTACCCACATCGTTATCCGGTAGTTTCTCAGAAAAGACATTAGTGACAAGGCATTCCTCCCGGTCTATTCCGGCGCTTCGCAGGAGTGAGTTGAACAGCCGACCGCTGGGGCCGGTAAAGGGCTTCCCTTTAAGCTCCTCATCCCATGACGGAGCCTCGCCGATGAAGGCGATGGGAGTGGGGATGCTGGACGGTAGCTGCGGAGGGACGGTTATCACGCCGTACCCCAATAGCTCACAGTCGGCTCGGGTAGCCCGTCCGCGTATTTGCTCTTGAGCGTGATGACACCCCGGTAAGAGAGGAGCTTCTCTTCGGTCAACCCAAAAGCAGCGCCGAGGGTGGTGGGGGTGTAGACCTTTCGATGGAGGAGGTAGAGTGGCTGACCGTCCCAGCCTTGCCCGATGATGCAGTGCTGTATTCCTTCCGGAGGCTCCACGCTATCCTTGAGCTTCTGCAGCATGTATAGCCACTCGACTGAGAGCGCTTTGATCTGCCAGTACTCTTCAACATCAAACGCCATTCGTGATTGCCCTCCTTGCGGCATCGTAAGTTAGCAGCCTTCCATATAGGGGAGATGACAGCCGCTTGCTCATCATATCCAGGTACGCGTCAGGGTCCGGGCCTGAGTATGCCAACCACTCGTATCGGTGAGCAAGCACCTCCTCTATGCGGCGGAAGTCTGCCTTGTTGATGTAGTTCCACCACCACTCATCCAGGCCGAAATGCATTTGCTGGCTGCCGTGCGTCTCCTCATGGGCAAGTATCCAAGGCGTCACCTTAACTCCTGATGGATTGTAGAGGCGGTCACCCCAGGCGTACAGGATACCCGGCTTGCCCTTGATCGGGAACACCTTAGCAAGCTCGGAGAAGTTAGGAGGGTAGGCTCGGATTACTTTCATGTTTGCGGCTCCTCATCATGCACCTCTACTGGGTCCAGTGTCTCAATCCAGGCCGCTGCTCCATGGTGCCTATGCTGGCCCTTCTCTTCCTTATACACCAGCACCCCGGGCCCAAGCATCTTCACGAAGTTACCTATCCGGTTCTGCTTCCAGTCCTTCACAGTGAAGACCGGTCTACGCTGTCCATCCGTTTTATTGGCCCGAATGTTGTGGCCGTTTACATGGATGATTGTTTTCATGCTTTGTTCCTCCAACATGAAAAAGCTCCCCAGAGCTTTCACCCTGGGGAGAGTTTGCGCAGCTAACTCTTACTCGACTTTGGCAAACGAGGTGGGATCATTATCCACCTTGGTATTGCCGGAGGCGTCCGTGAAGGTCCTGGTCGTGAGGTAGGAGATCACCTCAGCGCCCTTAAACTCCTTGAACGTGTCGGCCTGGGTCTTGCCAGCGCCATCAATGCCGTGCAGGGCGAGATGCTTCCTCACCGCATCCCAATCCTTGTTGCGGTTGATGAAGAACTGCTTCACGATATCGTTCTCGCTGTAGGCGTAATCATCGCCCAACTCCGCAAGCTCCTTCTCGGACACGTCATCCATGGGTTCCTTCGCCTCATAGAAGAACGCAACCCGCATCGACTGGCCCTCTTCCTTCGGAGGGAACAGCGCGACGTTGCGGCCGCGAAGCAGCCAGCTACCAACCGGGAGCAGCTTGGGGACAGGGATTTCATCCCATGAGCGGTTCAGGATATCTTCATACTTCTCAGTCATTCACTTCTCCTTGCTTAGTGACCAGCGCTACGCTGGCCGGTGATAAGGTACGGAATATCTGGAGCATCCCGTCCTTAATATCAAGCTCCTTCTCCGTAAGAGTAGATGGGAGCTTCACATCCAACTCGGCTCGCGGCTGCAGCTTGAGCACCCGCTTCACAGTCCCAACCTTTACCTGAGCAGAAACCTCAAGTAGAGTGGGGAAGTGTTGGCCGATGTTCTGGGGCAGTTGCCAGCCGAGGGCCGAGGGATACAGCCGGGTATCAATCAAACTACCTACCTCTTCTTTGATCTGGGTAGTAAGTGGACTGTCGCCCTTCCGCACATCCTTCGGGCCGATCATCTTGAGATGGGCAAGCACGATCACATGATGGCGGTTGGCGGAGGAGGTAAGCCGCTTCACAAACTCTTCCTGCTCAGCCATCGCCATACCCCACACCCTATCAGTCATGTTCATGGGGGTCTTGTTGTTGAGCTTCATGGACCGGGCCATTGCAGCGGAACCCATAGCGGTAAGGCTATCAAGCACCACCACCGTCTCCAGTCCCCAGTTCGCACTCTCCTCTCCGTTGTCCCACTTGTCCATCGCCTTGAAGGCATTGGCGAAGGCCGTGGGAATGCCGATCGGTTCCAACCCTCCCTGGCCCATCCGGACCTTATCTTCAAAGCTCATCACATCCAGGTTCCCCAGGCGTGACTTGTCCGCATACAGCAGGAGTGGTTCAAGGTTGCCGTCGAAGTCAAGGATGCGGAGCTTGAACCCAGCGTTGAGAAGACAGGCGAGAGCACCTGTCTTCCCTGCGCCTGGGTACCCCACTAGCATTGCCCTTACGGGATTGCTGGCGAGGAGTGAGGTACCGCTAACCATTAGAAGGACTGCGCCTCACTATCAGCCGCCTCATCCTCACTGTCTGTCTGCTCCATCACCACCTTGGTAGCCCTGGCGGCAAGTTTAGTGAGAAGCTTTGCATCTTTGTCTCCAAACACCTCAGTCAAAACCATAGCATAACCCTTCACCACTTCTACAATGGTAGGAAGGCGTAAGCCAAGCTCATCAGAAAGCTCTACACTCCGCTCATACAACTCTTGAGAGGTAGTAGCACCTTCAAACCGGGCCTTAATCTCTTCGCGCGTCATCTCTTTAGTCATCGTTTCTCCTCCAAAACAGGAGCCCATCCCTGCTGCTGCTCGGTCGCCAGTTGGCGTACCGCTTGGGCCAGACCTTCAATCAACTCAAGCACTAGAGTTACTTCAGCACTTCCGGCAACTTGCAGAGCACATGCTGCTGAGAGTTCTATATCTTGTAGCTGCTGGTCTATGATGCTGTTGGTCACGCTGCTTTCCTCTCTTCCGCCTGCTTCACCGTAGATGGGAACCCGGTCGGGGAAGTGGGAGGGGTGGCGAGTTCAAGCGCTCGCTTGGCCCTAACCCAAGCCCCGTTAAGGGCAATCATCATCTCGGTAGAGTTGTTGCGGCAGAACTCATTGATAGCTTCGTGCAGGTTGTCAGCCGTGAGAAGCATCTGCCGTTGCTTCTCGGGGTTTACTTCCCGCATAGCGGCGTCACGCAGGGATTTGAGGCAAGTCATTGGGCGTCTACCGTTACATGAGGCAGTACAACAACCGGAGCCTTGGGGCTTGGAGTGTATACTCGGCCGTCAAGCAAAGACGTGGCGTGTAGCTTGCCATTGTCGTGGCTATAGCCTTTGATGTATACCTGGTCGGAGCCAGAGTTAACATACTTGAATACTGTCCCTTCGGGGATACTATCCAAGACCGGTTGGGATAGGGCGGGAGTAAAGACGCGGTTTGTCATTGCTGCTTCTCCATTACTTGCAAGCCATTCTTCGTCATCCATCTACCCAGGCTGGCTGCAAGCTCATGGGCGTTGGTGCTGTTGATCCACGAACACCACTCCTCAAGCAGGAGGGAAATGTCTGGATGCTTTCGCTTATGGTTCCGGGCGTACTCCCCGGCCCGATCGGGGTGGTCGAGCAAGACTACAGGCTTACCTGTAGCTGCCGGCTTCCGCCTCCAGGGGCCTCTACTCATTCTCTGCTTCAAACTCACGGATCGCGTCCAAGGCTGGCTCATCTTTACCTAGCATGATGAAGTCCTTTGCCTTGTTAGCTGCTTTGATGATAGGCTTTGCAGCTTTCTCGTAAGCCGCTTCATCAAACTTATCATCCACATCCAGGGCATGGAGATCATACACCTCTTTCAGCCCTGTATACTTGTTGATGCCAGACGAGCACACGTCTGATCGGAAAGGAAGCTTGCCCGCCTTAAGGGCTTTGAACAACTCCAAGGGAGTAGCTGCCTTCCCCTTCTTGGTATGCTTCTCTCTCAGGGCATTTAACCGATCAGAGAGTAAGTCCTCTACCCGCTTCATCCCATACTTCCTAACGTCCGCTCTCATCTCATCTCTCCTCCAATGGGTTCCATGGTTGCTTCACAAACGCTGCCTCAAGATACCTCTGCCGCTGCTCAGGCTCTTTACTACAGATAACCTTGAACGGGCAGAGGTAGCAGTTAGCCCGGTTCATGGGCCAGTAGTCATCCTGGGCAAACTTCTCCGCTTGGGATATCCAGTAGTGAAGGTCGCCCATGAGTTCTTCACGCTGCTTGTCGGTGCGGTAGGTGATCCCTACTCCAAACCGCGCACCATCGGTAAGGGTCTGGGCCGCTTCAATCATCACCCCCTTAATATCCAGGGATGGGTAGAGAGTGGTGCCTGCTAGGTCATACACATCCATCTGGATGTTTGGTTGGAACTGCAGGAAGTACTGCGCGTTCAGGGCTTTCTTGGTAGTCTTGTTGTCCGCGATCAGGTGCTCATTCCCGTAAGCCATGATGCTGTCGAGATGGCCGCAGAGGATGTAGGGCTCCTCCCGGGAAGTACCCCAGGGCCTAGAAGTACCCCAGGGCAGAGGTATCTTAAATGATAACTCCACTGCAGGCTGGCCGTTCGGGAACACGTATGGGTATGCACCGTCCTCTACATGCTCGGGTTGCTCGTCGCAGTACCAGGAGACAAGTCGGACCAGCGTGTAACGATCCTTGGTTCGATCATTGCTTACCCATTGTCGCTCCGTAGCAGTCTCGCTTCCACAGGAGCAATATCCAGGTGCAGGAGCCGGGAACCAACTCCCTTTGTGGGAGTAGGGACACTTGGCTCGATTGCCCTTAGCATTCCTAAAAGGCTCGCTACCGGTACAGTGCCACATCTCCTCATATCTACCACCCCATGGCCCATCTTCGGTCCAGGTGGCTTCGACAGCATACCGTACTGCAAGGAGTGTTGCAGCGCTTTTACTGCTCCCCTCAATTCGCGCTTTCTTATAACGTTCGATAGCTGAGGCAAAGTACCCTCCAAATTCCAGATCAATCTTATCCTGCACTGGCCTCCATCCCTCTATGATCTGGTACTGGTACTGGCGTGGACAGGTCATGAGGGAGCGGAGGGACGTGGCGTCCCAGGCTATTTGGAGCTTGGGGGTGTGGGAGGAGAAAGGCGAAGGAGCCTCACTCATCATCAGCTATCTTTGCTGATGGATAGGCAGTCTTAATCAGCTTCCACACTTCATGCACACGACCGGAACGAGAAGTCTTTCGCATCGCGGCTTCAATAGCCTCCCCCAGATTTTGGTGCTGCTTCTCGGAAGGAGAAGGGAACTCCGTTACCAAATATATCGTCATTGCAGCACCACCTCAATCTCATCACTCGTCGGGATAGGACCGTTGTCAGCCTCAGGCTCCATCACGAATGGCTCCTCACTCACCTCCACCTCATGCTCCCCCATCACCATGCTGCCGAGGATCACGTCCAGTCCCATCCATACCTGGGTGATTTGGTATGGAGCGGAGGGGATTTTCCGCACCAGCACGTCGAAGTCCATCCCCGGCACGTCTGATTGAATGTCAGAGAGGGACGCTAGCAGCCTCGTCCGGTCACTCGCCACATGCATCACCGCACCACTCGCGGTCATAAGGTGGGTAGCTTTCATCTTCATCATTCCTCTACTCCTTGCTTCTTCGCTTTGGCTTTCTCAATCTTGATATTCCACTCGGTACGCCTAGCCCGCTCGGTCCGTATTAGCTCTAATAGGTCCGCGTCGGTTAGGGGATGCGAGTGGGGATCGCGGTCCAGAAAACGATCCAAAGAGTTCTGGTCCCCGATGATCCGATCCATCAACGTGGGGCCGCCATGGGCCTGGGCGCTTGATGGCGTGGTAGATGTAGACACCGATGCCGTGTCCGGCTTGCTGTCTTTGTTGGACAAGGTGTACCTTTCCTTCCTCATACGCTTTCCAAACCTGTAAGGCTTGGTAGTGAAGTTCGTTATGACCGTAGGACCCACTCCATGGCTCATACCTCTGCCTGTCTCGCATTAGGAGACCGATGTGGTAGACGTAGCGTGCTCCTGGGCGAGCATGGTCCAGAAACTCCTGGAAGCTTATCATCCGTTTGTGCCTTTCTTTTCTTTCATCTTCCGTATCCTCTCCTGGGCTTTCAGCTTATCTTCCCGCCTCCGCAACTCCTTATAGATCGGCTGTCGATCTAGGACTGTAAGCTCGGGGTAGTTCAGGGATGCGTAGAGAGCATCCTCCGTCCAACCCGTAAGGTCTTGCTTAGCAAAGTCCAGGGAGCCAGGGGAGGAGCAGCGGGGAGCCGGAGCCCCTCGCCGCTTCTTGCATACGGGGAGGAGCCCGTTCTTATCCCGCTTTAGGAATGGAGGGATATCAAGGCTGGATGCGTTCGAGGAGCGCTTGGAACTCCTGGTCATCCATTTCTCCCCTACCAACCATGCAGTTATCCTTGATACCAACAATGATATCTGAGGGATCGGAGCCGGGTTCCTGCACCTTCACGGTGATAAGCTCATCCACAACATCTGCATCATCGCCTGTAGCGCCAAGGGCAGCCAAGAGTGCAGTAGCGAGTGAGCCTGTGATGGAGACGGGAACATCATGATTGGCTCTAATCTCCGTAATCACCTGATCGCGGGTGTAACAGGCATCAGCCGTAGGCACCGAGGTAACAGTCGGAGCTTCATTACACGCGGCCAGGGTAAAGGCCAGAATAGCAACGGGGAACAGCTTCTTCATATGTTAGGTATCCTTTCCTATATAGAGGGAATGCTTACACAACATCCCAACGGTGGTTTCCTTCAACTCTTCCGTCAACAGGCTCGTCGGTTACTATCCGACCAGGAACCTGAGGCGGCCTTGCGTAAGGTAGGGTTGTCTGAGAGCCAAGCAAGCGCAGTATCGAAGTCAAAAGGAGTGTCTGCTGCTCGCTCTCTTTGCGGAGCTTCTCCACCTCCGCGTAAAGCCACTTGCTCTCAGTCATGAAGCTGAGACGGGAGAGTTGGTGCGGGTAAGGCGAATGATACGGCTGGAAATGTCGGTCCACTCATCCCCATCTGCGATAGCTTGCAGCGCCGCATCCATCGCATCCTCGAAATTTGAGAATATTTCATAGTTATCAGAAGTGGTCACATACCACTCCGCTATAGTTCCTGCTTTTTTCGCCATCTATCCTCCTCGCCCTCTAAGGGCCTATTGCCGGCCGGTCGAAAATGCGGCCGATGCGTGGCTAAATGATGGCCGAAATTTGGCGTGCCAGACCCCTGCGTCAAATTGTCGCGAAATCCAGGCCGAAAACCCCAAATTTATCAATGATTTGCGCGTTTTCACGCGATTGTGAGCAAAATAGCTCACATTGCGGGTTCCCAAGCAATCGGGGCCGAATTAAGTTTGTGGTCGGCCGCATGGTGTGGCCGCATAGGAGTAGTATGATCCTTGACTTTACGCTTTCTGGAATAGGCTACCCTGACGTTGCTTCCCTCCTCTTGCGTGTTCTCCTTGGTACATTCTTCATCCTCGCCCGGTTCCGATGGTTCTACGATCCATCACGGCCGGATGATCCGTGGTTCAATGCTCTCCGCCACAAGCATCTCCGGTGGAAGCTCTGTAGCTGCGGATACTACGACCACCCGTTGTTGGTGGGGTTCGTGGCGTGTGTGGAGGTCTCAGCGGGGTTCGCGGTTGTGTTCGGACTGCTTACCATGCTGGCAACTCTGGGGCTTCTGGCGGTTCTACTGTTCGCTACCTTCTGCACGGCGAAGGAGAAGGTCTGCGAGCAGAAGCCGGTAGACTGCATTGATTGCGTGTCCTGCTATCTGTGGAGAGTGGAGGGGGTGTATATCACGATCGCTTTCGCTCTGCTCGCAATGGGGCCCGGGAACCTCTCACTTGATGCCATGGTGTGGTCATGGCTGTGAAGGATAAGTGCATGAGGGCGTTGAAGATCGCTAACAAGCTGCTACAGCTACTCGAAAAGGGTAGTTGGGATTGGGTCATTGCGGAGCCTTATCGGAAGAAGTTCAACAAGCTCTACAAGCAAATAACCGGGAAGGAGGGCAGAGCATGAGCGGTATTCTTGCCTTCCTACTTCCAGTGTTCCTGGTCGCAATCATTATGGCTATGGTCCTGGGAGTGCTTGCTGTGATCGGGGCTATATGGTTGCTTCTAGCAAGGATGTTAAGCGAATGGTAACACCTACCTACTACCTGGATGACCGTCCCAAGTGGAGGCCCTACACTGCGTGGCACCCGGTGTGGACGGAGGATAAGGGAATGGTCTGGGCATGGCCGTGGAAGAGGGTGCAGATGTACCACTGCTATCCGGAGGAGTATGACTATGGGATTGTGGGGTTGGACGGGCTGGCAAACGAGCCACTCAGCATCTACGCCCTCGACCCTCACTCCATAGGGGAAACGGATGTGTATACCCCGTAAGCTCATGCCCCAAATCGACCAGGCTGATATGGAGGAGTTGTTGAAGTACCTCGATCAGGAATGGTGCATAACGGGGAGCCTTGTGCATCTACCACTCGGGGTGCTGCGGATGGAGCAGTGTCTACACGATACCCGAGCCGCTACCAACCCCCTACTGCGGGACAAGCCGCTGCTAGTCTCGGCCGACTACAACGTGGTGGATGGGAACGGGAGGTATCTGATGTATCAGAAGGAGGGCCATCAGGACGTGTGCGTTTACTACTTCAATCAACCCTTCGCTCATGTAACGCTGGCGTGTCTTGCTTTCCCCAAGGCTTATCGGTATGCCGATGGGCCACAACCCTACAGGATATGAGCACCAATGCGCAGTGAATTGGAAATTCGGAAATACCTCTATGAAGTGCGGGACTTGGTTATCCCCGAGTTGGAGGATCAGCGGGAGATAGAAAGGGCGCTTACTCCTCGCCTCTCCTATCGTGAGGCTACACCTGCAACTAAGTTTCGTTCCCTTTTGTTTGGCGGAGAGGATTTGGGGGAGTGTTTCTACACAGACGGTACCTCGATCGCGTCAGAGCGCTCTCCCAAGATACCGATGGAGATTGTCCTCTATCGGGATGCGTTTGAGGCTGTACCACAGAGTGATCTTCCTCGCCCGTATGGGGAGCTACTCGCGTTCGTGCTCATCCATGAGTTGGGACATGCCGTCACAAGCGGAGGGCATGAGAGTGAGCGGTGGGCAAGGGCGTGTCGGAAGATGGGGATTGCGGAGTACGTGTACTCGGAAAAAGTGGAAAGTGGGACGTTCCGGTTCTGCAACCCCCGGCTCCTCGCCACTATCCGCTCTCTCCCGACCTACCCCGGAGATGTGGCATGAAGATGCTACCTTTCCTCGAAACGGTGCGGGAGATAGTTCTTCCCCGCTTGCCTTCCGCGCTGCTCCGGCGTAGGGCCGAGGTGTTTGAGTTACAGTGGCAACCGCGTGATGTGCAGACAAAGGCATACGACCTTATGGCGTTATTGCAGGCAGGAGGAGACTACCTCTGCGACTATGCCGTAACACATCGGGGTCTGGATGGTAAATACATCCGCCTTCACTCGGACGTAAATTGCGAGCTGCGGCCGTTTGGGGAGAAGGTGGCCTACACCTTGATCCATGAGCTTGGTCACGCTGCTACACTCGGGGATCACAACAGTCCCGAGTGGGTATATGCCTGCCGGCTTATGGGGATAGATGAGCATCTTTACAACGGGGATTACAAGGTTATGGATGCTCCTGCCTTTGGTTGGCTGGATCACTCACTCCTACTGTGCATCCGGAACCTCTCCTCCTACCCCGGAGATGTGGCGTGAACCTTCCCTACGCTTCGATCTTGAAGAAGTGTCCAAAGGTGGTGAGGCGGAATGTGAGCCGCACCGCTGCCTGTCTACATTGCGCGTATTGGGCGGAGCAGTTTGTGAGTACCTTCCCAAGCGCATTCTCTCCCGTCTATGGCGGGTTGTTCGTGCTTACCATCCTCGCCCACTATCTACAAATGGAGTTAGCTGGTGACTAATGAAGACCTGCACTTGCGGGAACGAGATGAGAGGGCCGCTATTGCCCTCATCAGGAGAGCGGAGCAAGCCGAGCGGAACGCTGAGGAGTGGGTCCGGCTTGGCTGGGACGCGATCGAGAAAGGCGACCCAGTAGTGGGAGTGAATAGGCTGAAAGCGGCGCGAGAGGAGCTTAAGCACGCGTTCGTTGACATAGACAAGTGGATGGAGCGGCACAGTGGATAACACCGGTGCAGCTTACCTCTACCGGAAGCGGATCAAGACTGCGATCGACAACTACACTCGGGCTATCCGCGAGACTTGGGAGCAACACGGGAGCCCTATCCCTGTAACCCAAGAGGTTGCGAGTGTGTGGGTTAATGCGTGGGGTTCACTACGGGTGGCATGGGCCAAGGCTGACATGCTGCTCGAACAGGATAGGCGCACCATTGGAGGGTGGGCCGATGACGGAGGACGGAACCTTGAGTAAAGAGCAAAGGGTGATGGAAGCGGCAGAGAAGTTGCAGATCGCGGTCCAGCATGTGAATAGGCTGCTGGAAGCGAAGGTACAGGGCTATCCCTACCTAGACAACCCTGACTTCCCTAGTTGGAAGGAGGAGTGGAGAGCGCGCTACGCCTCTCTTGATCAAGCTATGCGCCTCTATGACGCGGAGCAACTGTTCGATACGGATGAGTAAGCCGCGACTATGCACCGGATACAGAGGACCACCTGTGAGGTTTGAACCTATCACGGACCCAGTACAGATGCCGGCTCCCAACGCCTATTGGGGCCGGAAATACGGCAGCAAGACCAAAGAAGGAGGTATGTTCCGCCTAAAGAAGTGGGCGGCTAACTACAACGGCAACAGCAACTCGAAACCTAAGCACTACACTCGCATCCTGGTAGAGAACGCCATGGCGAGGGGTTGGTTCAATGGAAGACGGATCAAGGGAGGCACCAATGTCGTTACCCCGCAGTGAGCTACTCGCACTACTCAATTCACGCAAAGCATGGGAGTTACCGCCATATGTGGTTCCGCACTATAATCGGAAGGATAGGAGGCTCATTGCGCAGAGTGTGGCGTGCATGGCGGCACTTGACAATAGTGATCCTTATGTGGGACCTCGCGTGGCTCTCTATCTTGCTCGTGGGTACTGCCTTCCTAGTGAGGTACATAAGGATTGCAAATCCCGGACTGCCCTGAGGGCTACGGAGCCCAGGACGTGGATTGGGGAGAATGAGTTGGTGAGGGTGGGAGTGGAGTTGGAGAAGAAGCGGAAGAAGGAGGAGATAGATAAAGCTTGGAACCAAGCAAACAGCGCGAGGTTTCTGGAGGAGCAACATACTCCGGTTCATGCACCTCAGTACCGGAGCAAATCGGCTGAGAAACGGAGGAAAGTGGCATGAAGCTATCCTGGAAAGGCAATTTGGCTGGAATAGGATGGAGCAGCCTTATCGTCGGAGCAATATGGGCCTTACTGGTCATGTGGAACGGGCTATGAACACCTCAGGCAGAAGGCAGAGGCAAGCCCGGAATGGGTACCGGCATATGGCCCCTATGGACCGGCCAATCTACAAGGTCCGTGACAGTGCAACAGCGGCGCGAAGGGCCATGCAAGCGGCGGAGAGGCTCCGCTCTCTGCGAGCAAGAGGGTTGAAAGGGATATGACCCGGAAACAGAAAGATCGGGCGTGGCAGATTGTTGATAACGTCCTGTTCGGAACGGTAGTGGTGCTACTACCCCTTGCTTGCCTACTTGTTGTCGTGCTCAAGTAGCCTCTAGCAAACTCCTAACTCCTACTAGGCCGTGCCGAAAAGCGCGGCCTTTTTTTCGCCACAATTTGGGTCCAGGCTCGCCAAATCGCCGCCATTCCGGCCGGCGACTAGCAACTAGGAGCTACCTCTATGACGACACGTAAGACCAATACCGATCCTCTCCTCTCCACTCCGGGCTTCAAGGAGGCCACCAATACCGCGTTCCTGGAGTGGCAGAAGGATCATCCTGGCGCAGATATCACGACCTTCCAGGCCGGATACTTCGCGGGAGGTGTGGACGGAATGCTCAACATGCTCGCGGCCGTTCACCCTCAAGGTTCGGAGCACGGCATGGGTGAGCCGGATATCCAGGATATCCTGGGCAATATCTGATCCAGCAACCGGGCGTGTGAGAGATGGGGGGTAGCGCAAGCTACCTCTCATTTTCTGTTAGGAGCTTCCCATGGTAGCGAAAACAGTAGCAGTAGAGCTTATGGTAATGCCCCATGAGCGGGAAGAGGTGTTGGGGATATACGGGGATTTGCTCTCTCCGCAACAGCAAGAGCATATCCGCAACGCTCCGCCGCATTCTATGATCCGGTTCGGCTTGGAGGTGGTACGGCATGAGAATTGCCGGCTAGCCTCCTATACCGTTGTGGTGAATGTGCTATGAACCCTAGCATGTCGCTGCGTAAGCCCAAGAATAGTGTAACTCCTCGCAAGGGGTTACACGTCAACATCTACTTCTCCACTCAGAAGCTCGGGAGTGGGGTTAAGCCTTATCTCATAATAGGCGTGACAGGTAGGTATGTTACCCTGTACTCAATCCCGCGCCTATTGTCGGTTAAGGTGAAGCGCCACCAATGGCCGGAGCTTGTGGTAGGGGTTGCTCCTATCAAACCGGTGGTTATTGCGGAGCAACTTACGCAAGCGGTCGAAAGAGCGGTGAGTGCTGGGTGGCGGTTTGATAAGGCCGCTATGGTGAGAGCAACAGAGATCATACAAGAGGAGGCAACCCGTGCTATCGCTAGTGAAGTTGCTAGTAGACAAGGCAAATGAAGGGGGCTTCTTTGGGGAAGTGTGGGAATTGGTCCTGTATGCAGGGGCAATTTGGCTTGTGTGCCACGTGAGTGCATGGATATGAGCCCGTCATATCAGGTGCAAGTGGATAGGAGCACTAGGGGAGTGTTCTCACGCCAAACCTACAACTTCACTTCCTTAGAGCAGGTAGTGGAGTGTAAGGCTAAGATGCTAGCACGGCCTGATACCAAACGGGTGCAAGTGCTGGTAGTGATTGAGGATGAGAGAGTAATCAAATCGGAGGGCTGAGATATGACACCTAACCCGCTAGCTACCTCGCATGAGGGACCACACCTATTCCGGCACTCTAGGCCGGAGCACTTTGTTGTTTTCTACAATCCGGGCGAGGTACTTGTGTTATATGAGGATATCTACTATCCACCCGGATGGTACTGGGAAGGCGCAGGGGAATGGCACGGCCCGTTTAGCGCAAGTGCCTATGCGTACATGGATGCTAAGGAGCACAAGCCGCCTCTTCCCCATAACCCGAGGCACCTCCCGGTCATTATGGACCATGAGCTTAGGGCCCTAGCCGAGGGGCTTTTACTGCTCTATTGCCATTTCCATTTGCCTGCCAAGGCGTGTCAGGTAGATAGGCGCTGCATATGGGACGACGGGCATTTGTGCTATTGCGGGCCTAACTATACTTGCTTTGAGGAGTAATAGACTATGTTCTATCATCCTCAATACTTGCTTGTCGCTTATACGCCCTACACACAACCCGTCCTAGACCTTGATACCTTAGCGGGGTTGTGGGGCGTGTTCGCAATCCTCGCCCTACTTGTCCTAGCTGCTAGGGGGAAGCCATGAGAGCACAACATCCGGCGCATGATGCTAAGGGGTACGGGGTAGAGGCGGTTATGCTTACTGCAGGCTACGCCTACCGCATTGTGCAAGCCGATGGAGCGGGGTTCTGGCGGGTCCGCGCAACAGGTCGAAAGCAATACCGCACACCCGAACGGGCCCGAATGGCAGGGCACCGGTACCTGCGCAACTTGGAAATGCTTGGCAAATTTGCATGAGTTTTCAGCGGGTTGTAAAATAGTTTCTGCCTGCCATAATTCTGCCTTATTCGGCCTGCAGTGTGGCGATCAGGCAAGCCCAATGGGGGCAAGCCGCTAACCGGGGTAAAGGCGATGACTGTTCTAGCCTGTCAATGTCCTAGGTGTTCTAGGGGATTGCCCCACTATCAAGAGGGTATCGAAATGGCACTTCCCAAGCTCGATTGGCAAACCGTCCAATTGGACACGATGCCGCCCAAGATCGCCACCGCTTACAAGGCGTATCGCAAGACGGTAGAGGCGACCAATAAGGAGCGCGTGGCGCTTGAGGATACGATCAAGCAACACCTCTCTGCAAAGAAGCTCATTCCGGCCGGCATGGAGCCGCGTTTCGGGTACCGTTGGGGCAAGCTCGCGATTGCCTTTGCGGAACCGGGGAGCGCCAAGTCTGCGGAGGGTTCTGAGGGGTTCTCTTTCTAGCCGGGTAGCTCGCCGCCTTAGAGTACCGGGTTACTACCGGTTTGGGGCGAGTTGACAGAGGGCCACCGCTCATGCTAGAGGGTGGCCCTTCCCTATTCCGGGGAGCACATAGGAGGGTTGATATGGGCTACCATCTTAGAGCAGCGCAGACATACCTTGAAGCGGCCAAGGCCAGCAAGCTCGCCGCCGATCGCCGCTACTTTGGTCAACAGGCTGTAGCGTGGCTACGGGAAGCATTGGGGGAGGCCAAGCGGTCCGGCAACAGCTATGCCGCAGGCCGCATACTCACGGCCATCCGGGAGGCTCACAAAGTCGCCTAGCTGCCAGCTACCGCGCGACTGCCAAGGCACCCATGCTCGGGTGCCTTTTTTCATGCCCCTAGGACGGGCAGCGGGGCCCGTACAGCGGCCTTTGGGGGAGGGGCCGCTAGGGTAGTAGCTTGCCGGTGCCTGTAGGGCCGTTTGGGGCCGTGGTAACCGCCCTGCGGGGAGGCTGGCACACTGGCTACCTCGCCACACTGCCAACCCTACATAGCGGGGCTCGGAACCAGGCTCGGGCCCGGGCTCTGACCAGGGAGGATAGTTTTGCTCAGATTGAGCATATCCCTACGTTCGCAGCGGGTTAGGTTATAACATCACATTGCCGTTACCAAGCTGCAACTCCGCGTCCCCGTCCCCGAGCAAGCTTCCCGGCAAAACACCTCTTTTAGGTACCGGTAAGTACCGTGCTAGCATCACCTGTTTGTTACACCTGTAACAGATACCGGCGAGCTACACACGTGAGTAGATACAGGTATGCAACCTGTTAGGTACTCCGGAGTACCGGTGTTTGTTTCACCTGTAACAAACAGGAGAGGCTTACAGGTATGGCGGCAGGGTACTTCCCCCATGGGGCCTCGTGTTTGCGGTCGGGGTTGGGGCCCCACTCCAGTACCCAGGGAAGGAAAAACCAAAAAGGGGTGGGAGAAGGTTGCCAGTATGCCAAGGGGAAGACTGCCAGGATATTTGCTGACACCCATGGCGGTCTGGCCAGCTTGGCATCCTTCAAAAGCCCGCTGACGCGGGCGTGTAAAGGGGTGGCGCACTGGAAGTATTGGGGAAAAGTATACTGGCGCTGATTATAAGGTTGGCACTCTGGCAAGTACGCCCAGGCCGCCACTATATGCTGGGCTCGCGACCATCACCAAGGAGGAATGGTATATGGATAAGCCGAGTGTAAAGCCGCTCTCCAGCATCACCGGGGCAGGGGACCCCTTCAACTTCGTCTCCCTCGCTACTGTGGAGGAGAAACCCATCCATTGGGCCTGGAAGCCTTATATCCCAAGAGGGGCGCTGACCATGCTGATAGGGGATGGAGGGTATGGGAAGAGTTGGCTGACGTGTGCGGTGGCTGCGGACCTGTCTACAGGCCGCGCTCTCCCAGGCCAGGAGCCCCTACCCCCACAGAAGATACTCATGGTAGGCGCGGAGGATGGGCTGGGGCAGGTTATAAAGCCCAAGATGCGGCTGCTTAAGGCGAATGTGGACAACATTGTCGCGTCTGACCGGGGATTTACCCTCGATAAGAGCAGCATGATCCACTTAGTGAGGCATATCAAGGAGTACGATGTAGCGATCGTGTTCTTCGACCCGCTGGTGGTGTATCTGGGGGGTAAGGTGGATATGTTCCGCGCGAATGAAGCCCGCTCGATGCTCACTCTACTCCGGGATGTGGCCGCCGATACCGACACCGCCATAGTTGCCGTCCATCACGTCCGTAAATCCGGCGAGGGGACCCAGCAACACAAGGTAATGGGCAGCGCGGACTTCGTGAATGGGGTGCGGAGCACGCTGCTAGTGGACATTAGTAAGGGTGGGCAGCGGTATATGGCCCATGTTAAGAGCAATTGGTCCAAAAACGGCCCCACACTCGCCTATAATTTCGGCGAAAACGGCTTCCAATGGCAGGGGGAGTACTCAGGAACCCCCGACAGCGGGCATGAGATATCGAAAACCGCCAGGGGCGTTGTGCAGGATTGGCTGCGGGAGCAGTTGAAGGGCGGGCCCAGGGCTGCGATGGAGATGATTACCCTCGCCGCTGACCTTGGGTACTCGGAGCGGACCCTTTCGCGGGCAAAGCAGGGGCTAGTTGCCTCCCATAACAACGGCGATTTCTGGACATGGAGCCTCAATCCGGAAGAGATGGCGCGGATACAGCGGGAGGAGGGTATGCCCGCGACCGACGAGGCGTCCCAGGAGCAGATCAAGATGTTGGGCCAGGGGCCTCTCGCCATGGCACAGGCAATCCTCGCGGCCAAAGGGAATAAGTAATGGCCCAGCGCCGCCAGCAACAGCCGCCGCAGGATAAGGGGCTCCCAAAGGCCGTCCTAGGGGACCGGTTCGTAACCACCTATGACCCCAGTAAAGCGCTGGAGATAGTTGAGAGGATAGCTGGAGGAGAAACCCTCAACGCGATCTGTAAGGGAGTACCGGGGATGCCTTCCCCAACCACCTTCAAACGGTGGGCCGTGAACAACCCCGACCTTGCCCACGCCTACACCCAAGCTCTCATCATCTCCGCCACCGCCTTAGAGGAGGAAGCCCTGGATACCGCCCGCGCTATCGCTCTCCTCCCCAAGGACGGGACCCATGTGAGGGCGGCGGAGGTGAAGCTTGGGCAACTGAGGTGGTCTGCGGAGCGCCGGGACCCGAGCAAGTACGGCCAGAAGTCCCAGATCAACGTCCGGGTGCCGGTCCAGATCATCACTCCCCTTGACCTGGGAGGGGGAGGCGGTCCCACCTCAGCCGACATATATACCATCGACGTAACTCCTAAGCCGCTGCTGGAAGAGAAACCCCCTACTCCCGAGTTACCCGACCGGACGGGGCCTAGGAAGAAAGTCCTAACCCCTCGCAACCCCTTCTACACCTACAAGGACACCAATGGCAAAAGCAAAGCAGTCTCTACCCGTGTTCGGCCAGCAAGCGATCAACCAAGCGATCGGGGAGGACCCGAGGGGCCTGGGGCAGCGGAACTTCATCCGGCAAACCCAGCGCTTCCCGACCCTGCTGCAGCGGCAGAGCAAGGTGGGGTACAAGAGCAAACCCCCAGCGATGGGAAAGAAGGGGAAGTGACATGAGCAAGAAGCCTCTATACCCGACCGTCACGGTCGAGTGGTATGACGCGGTGAGCGAGGATGCTTGGAAGAGTGTTGCTGACCTGCCCCAGCTTGCCAAGGTGCAGACTACTGGCTTTCTGGTGAAGAAGACCAAACAAACAATCACCATCTGCGGGAGCTACCACGGGCTTGAAGTGGGCGATTGTATCACCATCCCCCGACCTTGGATTGTGAAGTGATGGCTGATGCTCACATCCTCAAATTCATCCCCAACCCCGTCCAGCGCCAGTTTATTGAGAGCCGCGCAAACGCTGACCTATTCTCCTCACGAATGGGTGAGGGTAAAAGCGCGGCGTTGGCCTGGAGCGTCTTCTTCCATACCCGTCACAATCCCGGAGCCCAGTGGTATCTTATCCGAGATACTTGGGAGAACATCCGCAAGACAACCATGGAAGAGTTCTTCAAATGGTTCCCGCCAGGAGTGATGGGGCAGTGGCATGAGACCCACAAGGAGTTCACCTGGGCGGAGGGTGTGGCATCGGGGAAGGTGGGATTTCTGGGAATGGATAGCCCTGATGACGCTACTAAGCTTATGTCTCGCTCCATGGCTGGCTTTGGAATGGATGAGCCGGCACCCGCTATTGGTAGCGTGGGCATTGATGAGATGATCTTTGACATTGCCATGACCCGCCTCAGGCAGGATGGCATGAAGTGGTATAGCGCGAAACTGGCGGAGAACAATCCTGATGAGACACACTGGACGTATAAGAAGTTTGTTCAACCAGGTGTTGAGGGGTATGCTATATGGCAACCAAGCAAACCCGAAAACTCTACCAACCTTCCGTCAAGCTATTACGCAGATATGCGTAAGAACCTCGCACATCGCCCGGACCTTATACGCCGCTTCGTCGAGGGCGAGTTCGGGTTCCAGCAAGACGGAAAGGCCGTTACCCCACAGTGGTCAGATCGTATACACCTCTCCCAAGGACTTATCCCCGTTCGCGGCGCAGACTTGGTTCTCCTCTGGGACTTCGGCCACAACCCCACCTGCATCATCACCCAAGTCTCCCCGCTCGGACACTGGAACATCCTTGAAGCCGCTGTTGGGGATGGGATCGGAGTGGCAGAGCTTATCCAAGATTGGGTCAAACCCACCCTCAAAGATAGATACCAGCGGCTCACCATCCGTCACATTGGAGACAATCAGGGACGGCAACGAGAGCAAACTTCCATCCTTCAAAGCCCCGTTAGGCTTATCCGGCGAGAGCTTGGTGGGGACTGGCGTAGTGGACCTATCAAAACTGAGGCTCGCGTTGAACCTCTTAGAGCGGTCCTTACACGGCTCACCAATGGACGGGGAGTTATACAAGTGGATAGGGAGCGTGCTCAAGCAGTGTGGCAAGCACTTAGAGGCGGTTGGCGATACCATGTTACGCGCACCGGCATCACCTCCGGAGAGCCCGTCAAAGATATCCACTCCCACCCAGGAGACGCCATGGGCTACGGCGCTGCGGTACTATGGCCATTGGGCCGCTTGACGGGGGTAGGACGCATCCCCCGTGCCCCTCCCCAAGCCTCTTACTGGCAAGGGAGGGAGCAGTTCCGGATAGGCCCTGGGGCTGGCCCCGAAGCCTCTAAGATACTATCTAACACGAAGACCTAAGGAGAACACATGGTAACCATCCAACCCGCTACCAATGAGACGAATGACAAGGGAGTGGTCTATTCCTGGACCAGCGCCAACCAAGGCGATGTGGGTGCGCCGGTTAGTGTGCTGTCGTTCGGGGAAATGACCCACGCTTCCATCGGTAGCTCCTTTACCACCATCACTTGGCAGGGCTCCGTAGACGGCGGCACTACCTGGGCCACGATCGGGGCAGGCCACACCGACAGCGTTACAGGCGTGAGCACCCGTATGGCCGAGCATCCCTACCTCGTCCGGCCCGTCTTTACCACCATCGCCGCCTCTGTCACGGCCTACCTCACCGCTGCTCGCCAATACTACTAATGGCTGATAACCCGGCTCTCCCCTCGACCTTTGATGCAGGCGCGGTTGGTCTCTCTCCGAGCAAGGTGCCGGAGGTAGACGCCATTGCCCGTGACCCGGAGAGCATGGAGCTTGCCATGGCTCTCCAGAGTTACTGGAATGAGGCTGACAACAACCGCAAGAGCGGTCTGAACCCCAGGGATGATAAGTGGAGGGACAACCTTAACCTCTACTGGAACCGAATTGACTTCTCCAAGAAGGCCGCATGGCAGGCGAAGGAGACCATGCCTGAGGTGCCGCAGTATGTAGACCGGTTTGCGGCTGCGATGAAGGAAGCGTTGGTAGCTACCCCCGAGGGCTTCTACACCGTCACGGACCCAGCCGACCAGGAAGGGGATGTGGCACAGGCTGTTAAGAGGATGACAGACGTATGGCTCACAAAGACCGGCAGAAATCAAGTCGGGCAGTTGGTCCCGTTCTCCGCCTTCTTCGAGGAGCAGATGAAGCTCGGAGCCTTGACCGCCCTCAGCAATGTCGTCACATGGAAGAACGATATCCCTGGTGGACGAGTGGCTGTCGAGACTGTGGACCCGAGGTTTGTGTGGCTCGATCACTCCTACAGGGATATGTACCGGATAAGAAGGATCGAGGTGGATCGCCATGACTTGCAGCGGATGCTCAAAGAGACGGATCGCAACGGCGATAGCATTTGGAATATTGGTGAACTGGGCAATCTGGTCAACTCTCTCACTCTATATGACATGGTTTACAAGTCAGAGATGGCTGGACACGGGGTCATGCCTCTTGCTAGCCGTGGTCCAATTACCCTTGACGAGTACATTGCTACTGTCGTGGATGCGCAAGGAAAGGTAATTGCCGACCGCTCCTTGATGGTGGTGGCTAATCAGAAGTACCTCATCCGGGGCCCCGAGAAGAACCCCTTCTGGCACGGGAATGATTGGCTGGTCTACACCCCGCTCATCCCCACCCCTCTCTCGGTCTACGGCCGCACCTACATGGAGGACTTCGGGAGTGTCGCGAAAACCTTTACCGAGCTTACCAATCTCATCCTTGATGCTGTCTATACAGTGTCCCTTAAAGCTTGGGCAATTGTGCCGGGGATGCTTCTCAATCCGGAGCAAGTTGCGGAAGGGATCAGTCCGAATAAACTTTTCCTGCTTGAGGAAGGAGTGCGACCCGAAGACTTTGCAAAGGCGCTTGATCTGGGGACGCTCCCTCCAGAGAGCATTAAAGCCTGGGAGATGATGAAGAATGAGCTTACGGAAGCGGCCGGGGTTAATGAGATTGGCATTGGCCAGTTTGCTCCAAAGGGTCGCACTAGCGCTACTGAGGTTAATGCTACTCAGCAGTCCTCATCTGCAATCGTTCGGTCTATCGCTCAGACGATTGAAACACGATGGCTCGACCCAAACCTCGACCTTATCTGGAAGACCGGTCTCCAACACGTTAAAGCATCTGACAAACAAATACTGGCAGCAGCCGGAGACCAAATGGCAGGGGCGCTCTTGGGGCGTAGACGTGAGCTTATCCAGCGCCCATTCACCTTCCAAGCACGCGGCATTTCCAACACCATCTTCAAAGCTAACCAGCTAAAGTCCCTGCTCTCCATCTTGCAGATCATCGGCGCAAACCAAGTGTTTATGCAGCAATTTCTCCAGGTGATTAGCGTAGAGAAGTTCGTGAAGAAGCTGTTCGAGCTTTCAGGCATCGACCTTTCCCAGTTCGCCGCGAGTGATCGGGAGAAGATGATGCAACAGATTGCAGCCCCTCTCCAGCAAGCGCAGAATGCCGGGCCGGGAAAAGGGCCGCAAAAGGGTGGACCTACCGCCCAAGGAGGAAGCGGACAGATGGGACCACAGATGGGCGATCTTGCCCGAACCATGAGGATACAGCGATGATTACGATTGGAAGTTCCAAGGGGCCGACTGCATACGATACCGGTAAAGGCGGCGACTTCATGCCCCTGCCGGCGACCAGCACTTCTCCC